ATGCATTTCCAACATTGCTTTTAGTGCTAGCTTTACTTTTTTGCTGTCATTGCCAAAAAAAGCACTAAATGCCGACATGTTTAATTTAGGATTAAAAATTTCTGCAATTTGGCTATTATCCGTTGGAATCTCTGCTTCAGGATCAATCTGTTTTATTATAGGTGCATATTCTCTAGAAAAACGGCCCACTAATGCTTGACTGCCGGCTGGGCCAAGTCTTCCGTTTTGGCCGGCTTTTAATTCAATTTTAGTCCCATCAATATCCAAATCCCCCGGAGCCCCACGACGATTTACTCCCGGGCTAATAATGTCTAACATATATTCGCCCTTGCCCACATCGCCTTTTTCGCCTATTTTTCCAGAAATTTTTTCAAAAATATCAACTTTGATAGCATCAAAAGTTTTTCTATATTCACTGTCTATCAATTCTGCATAGCTATGCAATTTACGTGGAGTTAATAATTTCCGTTCGTCTAATATTCCGTCTGTGCTCAGCTTTTTTAAAAACTTTTTAATTTCAGCATCGGTTAAATTTGCATTGGCCAATGCTTCTAAGAAAACATTACTAACAATGCCTTTATAATTACGCAATGTTGTAAATTTTTCTACATCTTTTTTGATACCGTACTTGTTGGTAAATTTTAGAATATCTGTTAAGTCTTCTTCATCTGGTATTTTTTCAACCCGTTTGGTGATTGCAGAACGTAGTTTTTCCGGATCTTCTTCCACTATATTAATAAATTTACGAATATCGTTTGTCATAATACTATATTTATTCTGAAACTTAATAATAGATAATTTGCTGCGATGCATTATAAATACTAGTAGAAACACTAATAGTGGAAACACTGAAAGGAATGCAAAATGAACTTTTTAAAATGGATCAAAAGTCTTTTTAAAGAAGTGTCTTACCAAGACAATATAGAAGCTTATATTTTAAGTAAACAACCCAAAAGCGCGGCTGAAATAGAACTTTGGATTAGACATTATAACCATCACTCTGCCGGGAGAAATTTTATATGAAAATTACAATTAAATTCTGGAATTTTTTAGTGGGATGGGCTGAAGTGATTGCTGAAAGCAGGAAAAATGCAATCAAGCGAGGGTATCGTGGATACTACTAATTGGCTCCCAATGACTGACGAAGATTGGGAGTGGGTAAACTACGGCAAACTACCCAAGAAATAAGTTATCGTCGTTCGATATCTTCTTCAATACAATTTTCACCGTATTGAATTTCAATGAGTTTTAATGGCTGATTAGTCTCATTGCATAACATATGCCATTCATTAGCATCGATAAATGTACTCTGATGCGCTATTAAACTACATTTTAAGTCGTGATCCGTGCTAGAATCTAATGTATATACTGCTGCTTGCCCTTCAGCCACAAACCAAAATTCTGCACGTTTTTCATGACGTTGCATACTTAAACAAGTCTTAGGGGCCACAGTGAGTTCTTTAAGTTTCACCCCTGGTCCGCAGGTGTGCAGAATCCTATAATAGCCCCAAGTGCGAGATGTTTTAGGTGCTTTCCATTCTTCTAATATCCAACTAGACGAATTACGTTTATCTTCACCACCAATACCAAACACAAATTCCACATTGGCATCTTCAAAAGCCATTTCTGGTATGTTATCTTTAGTACGGTCACCACCATTAGCAAAAATAATTTTTGCATCAGGATATGCTTCTCTTACACGTTTAATTGCATCTATACTAGAACCGTCATCGTCATAAAACTCATAGACAAAATCTACCATTTTAAGATTATCGACTATGGTTGCACGTTCTGACCAAGGCATAAATGCTCGGCCCTTTTTACGTTCTAACCATGCATCACTGTTAACACCCACTATTAGTAGGTCTCCTAATTTTTTTGCTTCTTCAAAATAAGCAATATGTCCGCTGTGAATCGGATCGAATCCGCCAGTTACTAGTACAATTTTCATACAACTACTTATAAAGTAATATCTTCCATGCCTGCAGTCCTGAGTCTACTTTCATGACCTAACATAAAGTTTTTACTTTCCAAACCTTTCATTAGACCCAACCACTTATTTCGAACCAATGCAACTTCATTGATAATAGTTTCGAAGTCAATTACTTCATCTTCGCCATCCACATATTTTTCAGCATCTCTGCTAGTTAATGCTCTTGGATAATTTTCTAAATATTTTTGAAAATGTTTTTTACGAATTTTTCTTAATTGTAGATTAAGATACTGTAGCACTGCTTCGATTTCTTGTAGCTGGTTAAATCTCTGTTCTGTAATACCAGGCAATGAAGCAACATTTTTTTCTAAATTACCTTTAATATTACATTCAAATTTAGCCTGTATCAACTCATCTTCATAATAATTTATGAAGGCGGGAATATTTCCCATGTCAGATACTACTTTATTATACCACATTATTCTTCGTAGTTGTCTTGATCTTCTTCATCAATTGAATTACCAGCATACTCGTCGTAACTACGTTTAGTATAACTGTCTACACCACTGAACTCTTTAAGTTCTATGTCGCCTAGTAGATCAACCAATATGCTCATTAAATTATCGCTGGCTTCTTGCCTATCCTTTTGGGGAATGTATTGTTTAAGTGTCGAATAAACTTCACCTAATAATTCTGTGTCAATTGTCATTCTTCGATTTCCTGTTCGTTTGCAACAGACAATTTTTGATGAGGATTCTTAATATAATCTGCCATCACGTTGTCTAAACTATTATTTTCGTTTCGCTCCCATGCTTTACGAAATTGTTTAATAACTGTACCGTCTGCTAGAGTATATTTAAGGCTGTTACCTTCTTTGGATAATAAACCTTTTCCTTCAAACATATCAACTAAACCACTGTAAGGGTTCATACCAGTTTCGTAAGGAATTTTAACCTGAACACTTTCAAAAGGTTTGGCATACCGAGTTTTCATAATCTTGCAGCTAGCACGAATACCTTTAACTTCGCTGATCTTGTTACCATCCTCGTCCTCTTTGAGTTTGAGTTTACGCATAGCAACAACAATTGAGCTTGCGTAAATAAATCCTTGGCCGCCTGAAATTTTATCGTCGGGGTCAAACATGTCCTGACTTGCGTAGGTATGGTTTGTGGCCACTAATCCTAAGTTTAAATCACCAAACATGTTTACACAATTACGCACTAATGCTGTTAGAGCCTTGGGCTTGCGTCCCATGTCACCTTTCAAGTCACCTGCGTCAAATTGATTAACGTCTGTGGGAGTTAACAACATACCCAATGAATCTAGCACGAACAATACTTTGGGACGCTGATCTTCTGGTAATACTTTGTACTCTTTAACAAATTCACTAATCATCTTAGCCACGTCATCGATCATAGCCATGTTGAGTTTAAGCAATTTGTCCTCGGACGTATCAACACCTAATGCATGTAGCCATGCTTCATCCAATGCATTTTCAGTGTCAATTAAGATAACATAAATGCCTTGTTGTTGGGCATTTTTAACAAGATTGCCTGAACAAATAAAACTCTTACCTGCTCCAGATTCTCCCGCAAATACAGTGACCTTGCCCATGGGGATTCCTTTATTAAAGTCCCCGCTGATAAGATAATTTAGTGCATAGTTGTTGGTAGAGATCCACGTGTCTGGGTCCCTAAATCCTACACTAATACCGTCGATACTTTTAGTGATACTTTTTCTAAATTTTGATAAATCAAATGGTTTATTTGCCATAATTAGTCCTTAATTAAAATATTTTTTATATGTTTGTGTTCTTGAATTTTACTATAAACATCGGCCGGGTTGTCAACCGAGCCCAAAGGAATACGACCATGCCCCAATGTTTTGTCGTATGGATCAAAGTTATTCGTTTTAATCCATTCTACATATTTCAAATCTTTAAAAAAATCAACTTCAGTTAACATAAGAGATGCTTCTCCGCTGTAATAGTGCAAATTTTTAAAATTTGCATATTCGATTGATAAATTATCTTCGTATAAATCTAAAAATTCTTTTCCAAGCTCAACATAATGTAAACATAACGTGCCTGGTGGAAATTTAAAATCAAAATATTCGTAGTCAAATTTTTCCAACGGAAGTCGTCGATATTGATCTTTATTAAAACTCAAATAAAGACTGGGTATTACTTTTTGTTTTTTTTCAATTCTATGAACAAAATAATTTAGATTGCGTATAGCTTCTTTGAGCTCTAAGTTTGCAATACTAAACAGTTTGGTGGGTTTACCAAACTCTCCGCTTAACTGTTCAAATTTTAAATGCAAGTAATTGAAATATTCTTGTGGTTGAGAAACAAAATCTGTACGAATTTCAATAAAATTTTTCAAATACTTATTAATAGTGACACAAGCATTTCTTAAAATTTGCTCAGATTCACTTAAAGTTAGTAAACCCGAAAACGCTTCTTGTTGATTGATATTACAATTGTCTAGGCACCAACGAAATTCATTCAGCCATTTACGGACAAAGTCGTTATCGTTGAGTAAGATGTCAAAAGACGCCTCTCCTGAGGCGCCTAGTACAACTGTAAGTTTCATTACTTTTGACGATTACGAATCATTGCCAAAATATCTTCTGCACGTTGACTAGCGGGTTTAGCCGCCGCGACTGGTGCAGTGACTTCTGGTTCGTCTACTTCAAAAGGGGGATCATCCTGTGTTGCCGCAGGTGCTGGACGAGCTACAGCCACAGGTTTTGCAACGGGCGTATGATCGTCGTCAGACTTGTTGCTACTAGCAGTACTAGCCATTCCAGCTGGCTTGTAATAAGCGCTCCATTTGTCTGCATCAAATGGTTCGCCATTTACACTGGCTTCGAACATTTCTTTGATGATTTTTAGTTCAGTGTCACTGGGTTTTTTGGGCAAAAAGTCTGCCAAATTATACAGTCCAAACTTTTCCACTGCTTCAAGCTCGGCTTGTGTAAGAGCACTTTCTTTACGAGCCCATGTGCTAGTATTGTAATCGGCATACCCGCCTTTGCTAGTTTTCTTGATATTAAAATCTAGCCCGCCTTCGTAGTCAGTAGGAAGATTTTCCAATTCTGGATCCATGAGTGCATTTTTTACTAGATTAAAAATTTGAGGGCTAATAATAAAACGACGGATTGGATTATCAGTGGATTTGTCGTCGCTCAACGGATTGTCGCGGACAAAACCTTGGAACAGATAAGATTTTTTCTTCCAATACTTACGACCCATTTCTTCAAGGCTCTTGTCCTTGAACCAAGTACGAACTTCTGCAAGAATAGGACATGCTTCGCCCCACATTTCAACGCAAGGAACTTGCACGAATGTTGGCTTGCTGTCTACCTGACCTTTGATACCTGCGAAAGGCAGTTTAATCATTAGTCGCTCGACCCAGAAAAAAGTGTTTTTAGTATTTGCGTCTGGAAGGAATCGTACACGAGCTGTAGTACCTTCTGGGATGTTCCAATGGGCGTAAATGCCATTGTCACCGCCTGATTGGCCGCCTTGGCCTTTGCTTTCTTGTGCTTGAAGTTTTGCACGAATTTCTGCTAAAGATGTTGCCATAATGTTTCTCCTATAAATTTAAGATGGTCTTTGTTGTGCCTAGATATACACTGCACCGTTGTAGTATATAACATATATATTTATCCTGTCAATGAAAAAAGGTAAATTTTGTTTTTGCACAGGTGTAGTATAACACCGATCATTGATAAAACATAGCGTGGTCAAAGAAATCGGCAGTCTTGCTCCACTTTATTTTGTTTAAATCAAAATTTCTAGTTCGAAACAATAACTGATTATGCAAAAAAATATTGTTTAAAGTTTTTAATTGTTCTGTCAGAGTTTCAATTGGCAGACTTCCTAATCGAAGCAATTCTTGTTGTATTGCTGCAAACCGTAAATTTTGATCTTCTATTAGATCATAGTCTTCATTAATAAACGGCTGAAAAGTTTTGAACCCCATGTCAGTTAACATTTTAAGAAAACCAGGTGCTGCGTATACCAAAAACGGTTTACCGAATAAAAAACTTCTCATTGTTTTTTCAGTTACTACTCTCAAAATCCTAGGATTCGATTCCATAACAACTTCTATTAGATAGTCTTTGGCAAACTGCGACGATAACTCGATGGTTTCCAAAACTGATTTTTTTGTTATATCTTGTATAGGACCAGTCTGATGTTTTATCCAATTTTCGAGATCTTTTCCATCTGATGGTTGCAAATACATATTATTTTCATAAAAAGAATGGAGTGTTGAGTTACAACTTAAAATTAAATCATTGCTAAAATTATCTTGCAAAAATTTTGCCATTCGCATCCTACTCATTGAAGTTCTATTATACAATGCCAAG